CAAATAGCAACCATCAATAACATTGATATTTATCATCATTGAATTGAGCATGATGTCGCAATCATTGTCGCCGGTGAAGGTAAACCCCGCACCGCCCATATCGGCGGCTAACTGATATACCTCATCATAACCAGTCCGCTCAAAAACCGGGCGTAGATTGCTCATGCCCAAATCTTGAATTATAAACTCATTGGCCTGGCTATCCTCCCACTCCGGCCGCTTGAGGTCCACCCCGCGCACCCACATGCCATCGGCCTTGAGCCTCTTGACGAGGTGCGATCCAATGAACCCACCGGCACCCAAGACCAACGCTGTGCGCATCCCCACCTCACGACAAAGCCGGCGCCATGATAAGCGCCGGCCTGTCGTTTCGCAACGCTGGAGGTTAGACGCCGGCCTCCAAGCCGAGGCTCACCAAGGCCGAGCGGTGCGCGTTGGAGAGGATCGACTGTTGCTGCGACACCCCGCAAGCCGTCTGGAGCATCATCGATGCCCCCGATGTCACGTTGTCCGTGGCGTGGTACGGCACCTGGAAGTTGCCGATCGTGTACGTCTCCGCCGCCGGGGTGATCGCCGCCGCCGTCGAGTTGCCGTAGTTGATCGCCAGCGTGTTTGTCGTTGAAATCCGAACCCCGACAATCCCCAGGCCAACCTGAGACGACGGCTTGTTGACCCACACCGGGGTCCCGGCAATCAGGCCAACCACCGTGAACGTTTGTTCCGCCGTCGTATTTGCCGCGACGGAAACAGGCGTCAACGCCGAACTGTAGAGCTTCATCGGCGCGACAGGGTTGGGCCGGATGAACGACACCTGATAGACGTGAGAGGCGGTCGGCGTCAGCGTACCCACCGTGGGATTGATCCACGTAATCGCCAAGGCGTCCGTCGTCGAGACCTGATACCCGGCGATCCCCAACCCGGCCTGGATCGTGTCCTTGGAAACGCCAACGATGCTGTCGGTCGTTGCCAACCCGGTGATGATCACATTGGCAATCGAGCCGGTCGTGATCGTCGCCAACCCCGCCGCAAGCTCGTTGCCGATGTTGACCTGCGCCATCATCGAATTGTTGACGGCATCCAGCCCGCCCAGGCACATGACCAGGTATGATTCCGCGGCGGTCGGCGTCAACGCGCCGGCCGTCACGTTGCCGAACGTGATGCCCAAGAGGTTGTTCGACACAACCCGCATTCCCATGATGTCCAACCCGGCCTGCGCCGTGGGCTTGACAACCTGCACCAACTCCCCAGCCCGAAGGCCAGTCACCGAGAATTGCTGCTCGCGGATCGTGTTGGCCGCCACCGAGACCGGCGTCAGCGTCGCACTGATCGAGTTGAACCCGCGCAGGATCACGCCGCTGTAAAGCTCGCCGGCAGTCGGCGTCAACGTCCCCGTGGAAAAGTTGGAGAACGTCACGCCGGCCGAATTGCTCGCCGAGTAGCGCACATTGCCCATGCCCAACCCCGCCTGCGAGGTCGGCTTGTTCATGTACACCACGTCACCCGCAGCCAGGAGGAACTGTCCTCCCGTGCCGCTCTGGATCGTCATCGCCTTCTCGGTCGTCGTGATCGTCGAAATCCCGGTCGGCGATTGTGCTGTCGTAAAAGTGCCGATCATCCCGCAAGGCTGCCCCCGCGTGATCGCCGCCTCGGCGTTACCCGAAGGCTGAACAACCGGCGTCGCATTGTAGAAGCTGATCAGATCGGTGGCGCTCTGCCCCAAAACCGTCCCGGCGGAATTGCCGTCGCTGAGTTGCCTGACCTGCGAGGATACGGATAGAGGCATGTCTTTTACTCCTTGATGATAGCGATGCGCCGGCTACTCCACGCACAACACGATGTGCGGCTCGCTCAACTCCTTCTCGTTCCCCGCCCGTATCTGCCCCTCAATCGCATGGAGGAACTGGTCGGCGAACGCCTTCTCCATCTTCGGCCCGAACGGTATCTGACCCCGCCCCTGCCGCTTGACGATGACCTGATACAACGGTGCACGAACTTGGCGCACCGGCTTCGGCATCGGCCGACCCCAAGGGTTGACCGGCCGAAACGGGACCTTTGATCCTGGTATCCAGACTTCAGGCATTCATCACCCCGTAAGACGAACCGCCAACTCTGGATAGTACGTGGCAGTACCCCAAAGTATGTCGATGCGGCATGGAAATACGTAGTTGTTGATGTCGAATGCCCGGATGACCGTCATCGAGATGTTCTTGTACATCTCGCGGGCCGCAAAATCGACGCCTTGCGGAATCTCCAACGGGACACTGACAAGGCCGAACGCATCCTTGACGAAGCCGAGGTTCATCGCATAGGCCGTCGAGGCCAACGCGCCAGACGGGGCAATGGCGACCAATGCCAAGTTGGCCGGGGAAGCAGAGACCGTCTGGTATGCCCCTGAGGTCGTAATCGCCGGATAGACCGACAGCGTGGCGTTGCCGCCGACATCCGAGCTTGCCGTCGCCGTGATCACGAAGTTCTGCAACGTACCTGTCGAGCGGCGGCTCTGCGGATTGACCGCGTAAACCCCGGCGAACGTGATCACGTCGCCGACATTGAACAGGCCCGTGATGCTCGCCGTCCAGCCGTTCGTCACGATCTGCGAACCCGTCTGGCTCGCGCCGTTGACCACGCCAGTCCCGGCAAACGCCCCGAGCGTCTGCGACTGCACGTTCTGATCGAGGTAGATCGAGAAGTTGGCGATCTGCGCGAGGAAGCCCTTCAACGCCGGCTCAGCAACCGAACGAACGTACAAGGTCGATAGGCCGTTCGCCATCGCCCAATACGCTGCCGGGTTGAGCACCAGCGTCCGCCCGTCCTGCGGAACCGCGCCCTCGTCCATTCTCTGACCCACAGCAGCCAGGAAGGCAAAGCTGTTCGGTGCCGTCGCCGGCGTGCCAACCACGTTGTTGACCTGGTTGAAATTGCTCATCACCCCGTAATCGAGGCTGTTTGCGAGAGCCGCCGCAGCCGGCTTCAAATACCGTTCGCTGAACTCCTCGATCGTCAGCGTCAAATCCTGCGATGTGAACTGAAAGTCCACATGCTGCTGGTTTGAAATCGTGATCGAGGTTGACGGCTCGGTGATGTTCTGGATTTGTAGCGCCGGGCCGTTGGAGACCGTATAGCGGTTCGGCTTGCGGATCGTCAGCGTCGAGCCGATCTTGACGAACTGGTTCTCGAACGAGCGATTGACCTTGGCCGCCATGACCAGGTTGTTTTCCAGGATCACCAGCGTCTCTTTGCTGATGATCGAGGGCGTGAGAAGACTGTTGACCGCCATCGGTGAACTCCGTCATGGGAACGCGGCGCTTCACAGCGCGGCTTCTTGAGAGTGCGTCTCTCAGGACGGATTTGCGCGAATGGCCTTCGCTACGGCGTCGGATGCGCTCCGACCGGCGGATCAACCCGGCAAGCTTGGCCGGTGCAAAGGGTCCATCTCAGGGACGCGACGCCATCATGCGTTGCAGCGCCCTTACCCCATCAGGTACGCATAACATAGACGCAACCGCAGCGTCAATTCCCTCTACTAACTATTCCGACGCGCCGCTCACCCTGTAACTGCGGCATCCGAGCGGCGGCGTAATCCTCCATCGACCCCTCGTTACCGATCTCCTCAAGCGACTTCGCCACCGACCCATTCCCATTCCGCCTGATCGGTTTGATCGGCGGCGGCGGCGCCGGACGACGCGGGGCTGGCGTAGGCTCGGATACCGCAGCAAATATCTTCCCCATCTCGACAAGCTGGCGTTGAACATCGGGGACAGGCTGCCCCGCCATCGGATTGCCGGGAGGGTAAACCTGCCCCGCCACAACCATACCCGCGATCTTCGCCGCAATGTCGGGATGTTGCCCAAGGTAGTACGCCGCCGCCGGACCGTTATCGTCCTGCATAATGGCGACACTCATCGGCAGCGAGATCGGCACGTTGTCCGCCTCGGCAACCTCGGCATAGTCCGGCGTCTTCTCAATAAACGCCGCCCGTCTCTCGGTATGCTGCGTCCGCATTGCCTCGAATGTCTCGACCTGCGAACGATTGGCCGTCTCCTGCTCGGTCCTCAACCTCTCCGCTTCAACATGCCGCTCGTTCTCGGCCTGCGCCACCCTGACCGCACGCTTGGCCGCCCAATCGACCAAAGCCTCGTCGTAAGCATCAGGCGTGTCGAACGTCTCCCTGACCGGGCGGGGATCGTCAGCCACAACAGGAGCGGGAGGCTCAGCGGGCTGCTTCGCCAGCGCATCCGCCAACAGCTTCTCCAACTTGGCCGCATGCGCCTCGGCCGCCTCGCGCTTGGCCGTCTCGATCTTCTTCTCGGTCGTCAGCTCCGAGAAACGCCGCTGGATGCCCTTGCGTGCCTGCGGCTCTGGTGCAGGCGGCTCAACCTCTTGCCCCTCGTCACCCTCGCCAGCCTCGCCCTCGTCACCCTCGGTGGGGGTTTGCTCTGTCTCTTGCCCATCGCCATCTCCCTGATCGGGCGGCTCGACAACCGGCGGAGGCTCGACAACCGGCGTTACCGGCTCGATCGCCGGCATATCGCTAGTCGCCGACAGCGCCGGCCCCTCCGGTCGGTTGAGCAGGTCAGCCGTGATCATTCTCACTCTCCGATGGTTTACCCTGTCTTACCGCCCGGCCTCCGACCAGCCGGTATTCCCGTATCTCGTTCGCCACCCTGACCGACAACTCGACCGCAAGCTTGGCCGCCTCGTCAGGCGTCAAATCCGCCCGCGCCATCGCCACCGTTCCCGCCAATATCGTCGCCGCCATGCCGCTGACAAGCGATATAAACTCCGCGCTCAGCGGATACGATACCGGAGGCGGCTGCTCGCTCTGGCGATCGATCTCCACCGATATGGGGATGTCACTCATTGCCGAGCCTCACCCGGCGGCACGGTAAGTGCCTGATGCAGCATACCAACCGCCTCACCCAACTCCTTCAACTGCGCCCCTATATGCGTGTTGTAGTTGGCGTCGGCCTTCTGCATTACGCCCAAAATCTTCGCCTCGAAGTCCAACTCCATCTTCCTGTCACGCTGCGCCCGATCGGCCTCTACATCCGTCAGCGCCTTGGTAAGCGCCTGTATCTGCTGCTGCGACTGCTGTAGCTGGCTTTGCATCCCCATCATCAACGCCTGAACCTCGGGCGTCACGTCCTTGATATCTGGACTCATTATCCCAGGATGCATCTGCGCCACCAGCTTCGCTATCCGGGTCGCAAATTCCTGCGCCTCCGGCCAGTCCTGGTTCTTCGCAATCAAATCCGCCACGCCCGATACCAACTGCGGCGCAACCGGCCCTACCGCTCGTAGGTAGTCCATCATGCTCTCGGCCGCCTCGATGCGCTTCGTCGCATAGCTCGGCCCGATCGTTACCGTAACCCCATACTCCCCATATGTGGGGTTGAATATCTTCATCGTCTTGTTGGTCTGCGGGTCTCTCTGTTCACCCATCGGCTTAGGCGCAGTCGGGTCGATAACAACCCTCTCCTCCGCATCGCCCTCGCGCAAAATCGTCTCGACCCGCTTCTCGTTGTAGATATGCGGGATCAAATCAACAATGATCGCCCCGGTCTGCCGTAACGACCGCGCCAGGTTGTCAACGAGATGAAACGACCCGAGATCGCCCCTCTCCCGCAACTCCCTTAACGCTCTACCGCTCTCGTCGTACACGCGCTCGCCCATCGTGGCGTCAAACCGTATCCCGGTCGTCGCCATCATGTCCTGAGCCGCACCCTGCTTCGCCGTCACAATCCCCGCAGGAACCTGTACCGCCTGCTGCCTCGCCGGGGGCGGGGCAACATGCCCCTCCAATCCAACCATCCGGTAATGCAATGTCGGATTGGACCGCGTGTTCGCGTTCTTCCACTCGCCCTCATACCCCTCATCCTGACCCTCAGCCAGAATGAACGGCGCCTTTGGAGCCAGCGCAACCATCTCGGTCTCGGACGTGACCCAATAGTTGTACATCCGTTGCGCATCTTTCGCATGACGCACAATCCCTGACAACTGCACCTTGCCGTCAACATCAACCTCGTCGCCAATCACCTTGACGATCGGTATCCACTTCCCAGGACAAGCCGCGCTCTCCAACACCTCGACCGCCGTCATCTTGTACCACATCAACTTGCGGCAAACCGACTCGCGCTCCTCCTCTATCTCGAACCGATCAAGTATCGTCTTGTCAATCTCGTCCTTCCAACCCGTCGAGCCATTGCTCAACCGCACAACCGTGCGCGTCTCATCCTCGAACTCGTAATACTCCGCAACACGAATTTCGTCCTTCGTGTTCCACGTCTTCATATTATCGCCGGGGCCACCTTGTACCCATGGCATCTGCTGCGCGTCCGGGTAATCCTCCTTGAAATCATCCCTCGGGATGTTCTCCGAGATAAATCCCCAACTCGCATCTGACCCGTCCGGCTCCTGATGCGCCGGGTCCAGATACACCGTAAAGGCGTTCCTGACCCGCTTGATCGTAATAACCTGGTTCAAGCTCTTCGGGTTCTCATACTCCGTGAGTATGCGCCAATATCCAATACCGCACCGGGCCGCCGACGCAAACGCCGTGTCATAGGCAATGTCCGCTACCGATTTGCGCTCGATCTCGCGGATCATCCCCGCATACATCTTTGCAACCTCGGGATCGCCCCTGTCCCCAACCGGGGATACGTTGATCGCCGGCCGGTTCTGCCGAACATCGTTCGTGACCTGATTAACAAATGTCGGCAGCTTATTGATCGTCAAACACGGGCGCTGGTCGAAATTCCTTTGAGCAGCAATGTCAGCCGGCCACTGGTCGCCCTTGTAGAACTTCAGATCATCCAATGCCGCCTTGCGGTTATCGCTCTCAGCCTCGATCGCCTTGTCCATGCGCTTCTTCGCACGCAACAACAGCGATTGCTCCTCCGGCTCGTCCAAGCCTAACCGCGTATCGTCCTTGTCAGACTTCGCCCCTCGACCCCCGCCACTCGCGGACGGAGGCAGCTTGTTCATCGCCCCATCTACCGGGGGCATCCCTATCTTGCCGTTGTCTGGAGGACGAAATGGAGAGTCAGCCATCACACGTCCAACGTCAACGTCGCCGCCACCGTCTGGCTGCGGTCGATCGCGTCAAGCTGCCCAAACAGGAAGTTGTAGTACGACAGGTCAAGTCCAATGTCCTGCGATATCTCCACACCCTCGCCCGGAGGAATAGCCATTGTTACCAACGGCACCTGCTGCGCGTAGTTGTACGGGGTAAGCGCCGTCTGTGCCCACAAGCTCGCCTGTGTGTAAGACCCGCTCGCCCCGTTCAACCTCAACCGTACACGCCCTCTCGTCGGCATGCCGCTAACCACAACATGCGGCGCGTCTACCGCGTTCAGCGGCTCGTTCTGCCCCGAGAACAGCGTGTAGACCGTCATCTAATAAGTCATGGTCAGCGTCGCCGTGCACGAGGGCGCGATCTTCACCAGCTCGGCCTTGAAGTACCGCGCGCCGTCCAACCCACCCCCAGCGTTGGGCGATTGATTGGCCCCGTGAATGCGCTTCGTCTCCGTGACCGTCCCGCCACCCTGCGGGGCAGAGAAGATCGCGTACTGGCCCGGATAGTTGATGTTGTCCGGCCCCCAATTAATCCACGCCTCCGCCCATCCCGTCGAGGGCGTTACCGTCAGCGTGAACGTCGCACGCTCGACAACGCCCCCAGCGTCAACAACCGTCAACGCCGGGACCGGAGGGCCGGCTTGGTTCTGGTTTGAACCAAGCGCCGAGAATAGCGTCGCGTCCGCCATCTCACTTGCCCTTCTTCTTAGGCATCGGCTTGTCGGCCTTGCCCATCATCTTCGCCATCGTCGGCGGCATCGGCTTGTGCGGCTTCGGCTTGCTCTTCATTCAACTTCTCCTGGCTCATCGCCCCGCACCATCGCGGCCTCGATCGCATCCAATGCCCGGTCGCGATCAACCCGATACCTCGGCACACGTTTGCCGTCATCATCGCGCACAAATCCGCTTGACACAAGGATGATCCTGTAGAATTCCCCGCCCCTCGCGTCAACCATGCTCAACCGCACCGCATCGCCCCCAAGCGTCGGCGACCAATACCGATATGCATGGTAGCCGCTCAGACCCTAACCCAGCGCTTGTGCGGCCCTAGGTGATGCAGCGCCAAATCCACACTCGACGGCTTGAACGCCTCCGCCAGCATGTCAATGTGCCGATCGGTGCCACGTTCGCAGAACACGATCACATCGTGCCCAAGCTCGTTTGTCCCTCGGCGCACGTCAACGCCCTCGATCTCGAACGGACACTCAGCCCAAATCGGCAAATCAGATACCAGCATCACTTGCCCTTCGCGGCTCGCTTGCCCCTCGCCGTCGCCTTGCTGCCACGCATCAGGCCGATCTTGTTAGCAATCGCGTACTTCTCCCGCTCGCCGCCGGGAAGATCGCTCGCCTTAACCTTGCCCTCAAAGCTAGCCAGATTGGTCTTATGCCCCGATGGCGTCTTACGCGGCATCGCCTACCTCCACATCGTTCGCCGGGACCGACCGATCAATACCCCGCAACGCCGCGCTGAACGCGCTCTCAGCGTCATCAAACGTGACAACCATCCCACCCTTGCGGAAGCCGTTGATCGTCACGTCATACGCCCAGCCTAGCTCGGCCATGCTCTCGTGCAAAGTCTGGTCAGACACCCTTCGCCTCCGCTCGCTTCTTACGCAACCATTCGGCTTGATACGCCTTGCGCGACGTGTCGACAGTGGCCGTGTCGACATTGTCGACAACCCGAATGTCGACAGCCGCGACAGGGGCGATGTCGACATTGTCGACAGGCACATACCGCTTGCGCCCCAGCGCCTCGTTCTTGCGGATCGTCTCCTCGTCGAGAATGACGATCGCATGCCCACCACGGAAGACCACCCGAGGCGCAGCCTTGCGGCCCACCCTGATCTCCCGCACGTCCGGGCAATCGCACAGAAACCAAGGCTGTATTCGCTGGCAATACCAACACCGTGCAGGCGAGACATTGCTCGGCCCCGCCGCTGCCAGCCTATCGACGACCTTCTCTAACCCGCTGAAATCCATACCCTACGCCCCCATCCAGCTTGTCCCCGGCTCCGAGGGCGATTGCAGCATCCGCCGACCCTCCGCTACCTCGGCCGCTCGCCGTATCGTCGTCTTGTGACCCACTGCGAGCATCCGCCAAGCATCCGCGCCATTGCTCGACCAATCGTGCAGCGGCTGCCCCTGAAACACCCGGCGCTTCTCGTCCCATACCTTGCGATAGCTCGTCAGCGCCAATCTTCCCCGCTCCGTCTTTACCCTGTCAAACCAACACCTTGCGATGAAATTGCGCCCGGCCTCGATCCCGTCAGCCAGCCCGATATTCGGCACGATGTCGAACTTTATCCCCAACCCCGCCGCCGTCTCAACCCTCGACCTGCCGGACCCTAGCTCTCTAACTCGGATGTCGTGCGGGCCGCTGTGCTTGCCGTAAACGTACCCGCGCTCCTGCAAAACCTTCGCATAATGCGGCAATCCTTCGCCAGATTGCTCATAATAATCAATGACATGAACCTCACGCGAGACAGTCTGCGTAAACCAGATAGCCGTCGCGTCGTCGATCCCAAGGTCCCACCAGGTATCCACCGCGATCTCGGGCTGGTGCTGCACCCGGCATATCCGGCCGTCCGTCTCAGCCGCTTGCATCTCCCGGCCGTAATACGACCCGATCACGCTGGCCGCAAACGAGCATTCAAACTCGGCGAGGTATTGCTCCTCGCTCATCTCCTTCCGCGCGTCCGCAAGCTCAGATGACGGCAAAAGCCCGGTTTGGCTGGCCTTTAGCTGCATCGCCAACCAATCGGGATCGCTCTGCGCCCTCTCCCAGGCGTCGGCAAAATGGTTCAACCCCCGAGGCGTGCCGATGAATATCGCCCATCCCTGCCGATCGGCGAGGCTGGCCCTCAAAACCTCCTGCCATGCCCTCGGGTCCATGTCCCCGTACTCGTCGAGCACAACCCCGTCGAAATAAAGCCCGCGCAAACGCTCGTAATTGTCCGCCCCATATAGCCTAACCCGGCCGCCGTTGGGCAGGTCTACCCTCAGATCGCTCTCGTTGACGCTAACCCTTGGTATCGGGGCCGTGTAGCTCTTGAGGTAGCTCCACGCTACGTCTTTGGCTTGGCTGAAATAGGGCGCAACGTAGGCAAACCGCGGGTCTTTGAGCCTGCACCGAAGGGCGCCGTCGATCAGGTCGTTGATGCAAGCAACCGTCTTGCCGGCGCGTCTGTGCGCTACGGCTATGGCCCAACGTGTCTTGCGTGCGTGTAGGGGAGA